TTTACACCTCTTTCAATCTTTAAGTAGTCTGATAAAGTTTTCCAATTTGTTTTACTTGCTATACCGTTTGAGGAACCACCATCGTCTGTTTCAATGCCTGCCGCATTCGCCATTCTGTCTATAGGTCTTCCTAAATCTTCTTTGTCTATTGACACTTTACCATCTAAAACTTTTCTAAGTACATCTTCTAATGCTACTTTAAAACTACCATATCGATCTTGCTTCATAACCTTAGCAACAATATCTTTCATTTTTGCTGGGTACTGTTCCCAATCAAATGCATCAAATTGTTTTTGGCTTGCTTCGTCGTTGTTCAATGACCAACTTGTTGCACTACTTCTGTTTAGTGGTTCACCGCTGGTAGGATTCTTAGTTAATTCGTCTGACAGTAAATCTGTTTGACCAGGTGCACCTTTTCTACTGTCGCCTTTGTGAGTGATTTCGATACCAATGTCTTTGAGTTTTGCATACAAGTCTCCGTTGCCTGAATAAAACTTTTCGTCGTCGGTTAAATTTTTCCAACTATACCCATATGTGTTCTGGAATTTGTTGATTACTCGTTTATAATTTTTCTTTCTCCAAGTGTGATAATAGTTTTTGTTTTTTTCAAATGTATCTATAAGTTCTAAACCGTTTGTGGCATCTTCGGCATCACTCCAGTGACTTGAAGGTATAACATACACTTTGGTATTGTTTACATTTTTGTTAAAGTTGTCTATATGATTATCTAAATATGCTTCTCTATCACCATAACTTTTATCTGTTATTGTATCAAAAAAGTCTTTGTCTATGTACATCCAACTGTGACTTGGTATGTTTAGTTTTCCTTTTGAATTATCTCTGACATTCTTTTCAAAGTCTCTATTTCTTCTATCTAATGTATTTTTTGCTTGTATTTCTGCTTTTAAATCCAAGAAGCCTTCTTTGCGGAATACTTTATCAAATTCTGATAAGAATTTTTTAATTGACGCAAATCTTTCTTTGTGTAAGTTTTTCAAAACAGCATTTTGCTCAGGTCCGTTGTTTTCCTTCCAAGAAAAATATCTATCTAAATGTATAACACCTAAAATATAGTCGTCATACGCACTAGAAAAATTATATGTTTTATCGCCTGATGTTAGTTCACTTTCTAATTTTACAATCCTGTCCATAGCATTATTCCAACGTTCTAAATCACTATGTGAAGCCAAATCTGCTGTTCCATCAGAACCCCGTCTGATCTGAGCGAATCCGTCATCATCTTCATCCCAAAGATCTGGTCTAGGCTTTAAGCCTTCTAACAATTCAAGTCCAACTTTGACCAATTGTTGCTGTAGTTTGGTTGCTTTTTCTGGATCGTCTATTTCTAACTCTTTTATATGTTCTAATCTTTCTCTTAAACGTTGACGAAGTCTCATGTCAAATACAGATGCATAAGAGTCATCGCTTTTAACATTAATATGATGATCTTTGCTGGTTGGGTGTTTGTAACCACTATATGGTTCTAAGAATTTTATTAATTCTGCAGATGCTCCTGGTGTGGTAATTTTTCCTGTGCCCATCAAAGTAGTACTGGTATTCCAGCCTGAACCTTTTAGTTTAGCACTAAATCCATTTTGTTGTCTTTCATGTGATAATTCTCTTAAGGTATCTTCAATGTCTATTTTGTTGTTTCCCGGCATTAAATTAACTAGTAAGTCTGCAAGTTTGTCTAGTTTAACATTATCTTTGGACTCGTCTGATTGATAAAATTGCCACATACCTGTAGCAATCCTGTCAGCATCTTGCGGTGTAAGATATTCTGCGTTATTAATTATGTCTTGTTTGAATAAAGAATTTATACCTTTTTGTAATCTTGCTACATTTTCTTTATCAGTACCACCAAAGTTAAAGTCTTTCATACTTGAGAAAGACAGTTTTTCTATAGCATCAGTGTTAAGTTTTAATTCCTTGCCAAACTTTCTAAATGCGCCAATGTGTTTAGCACTAACAGGCCCTCTGTTATTTCCGTCTGCTATATCTCTTGCTAATAATGTTATTGCTGATCCAAACCTTTCTTGTGATTTTTTTAATTCGCCTGCCGCCCTTTTACTTGGTGCCATACTGTTAGGCTTTAAATATCCTTGGACTGTTTCTTCTTCTATTTCAACTTTAGAGCCAGTGCCCTTCTCAAAATCTTTTATCTCTTGTTTCCATTCTTTATCTGCATCTGGACTACTTAATTTTTCATAGTTTTGTAAATATTCAACACTACTACCTAACATTTTAATTACATCAAAGTAATCTTTTTTGCCCACAATACTTTTGGCGGCATCTATTACTTCGTGATTCACTACTTCTAAATCTTTTAATTTTTTAGGATCTATTTCCTGTGACTTACGCAATAATCTAAATACTGCATTTACATAATCTTTTCTAAATGCATCTTCTTCATAGCCTGCTTTCATTATGGTAGAATATCTCACAACTGCTTTTACAACTTTTTCATACATTGTGTTATAATCTGTACCACCGGCAATTCTAAACTCTACAAGATTGGTTCCTGCTATTCTATCTTTTTCGCCTTTAAAATGTATGCTATTAAATTTACCAGTGTCTATGCCTTTTGTAAGTTCTTTCTCAAAAGCCTTAAAACTTTTTGCATCGCCACGTTTCATGCCTTCTGCATATTTTAATACATTTTGATATTGGCTTTTGGTATAACTGTTTCTAAGTCTACCAAACTCTGCAAGTAAATATTCATCACCTAATAGCAATGCCATTTTTAATTTGTTTGGTCCTGTTGCTTCATCCCCCCAAAATTCGCCGTCTTCATCTTGTACTGTATCAGGATTTTTACCATGCCAACTCATTGTGACATGTAGTCCTGTGGAATTATTTGTGCCAAAGTTTTCTTCACTCCAGTCAAATAAACTTCTCATTTCTTCTAACATTTTTCTAGGACTGCTGAATACCGGTGATATAAGTTCTGCTCCTGCCCCTTCGTCAGGTTCAATACTGCTATCGGTTTCTACTGCCCAAGCAGTTGTAGTACTTGTATCTCCGTAATCTCCTGATTCCGGATACTCTGTAAATGAACTATTATCTTTGATCCAGTTATTTAATTCATCTGCTACACCTTCAACATCACCGCCTGGTCTACTGTAGTCGTATCCATAGTCATCAAGGAAACTGCTCATATAACTGTAGTTGTCATATATCCAGTCTTCCGTACTGTAATCATCTCTTGCGGCTTCTTTGGCATCATCGTCTAGATCATTGTCTTCTTGTATGTCCTTTCTTAACCATTCTAAATATTCGTCTTCGTATTCTTCTTCTACATACTCTCTGACCCAATTAATATACTCCCAACCATCTTCTTCACGGTTTTCATATTCTTTTGGATCGTTTTCTTCATAATCTTTTTTGTATTGTTCTACTGCTTCTGAACTTGGGCCATCACTACTATCTATAAAGTCATTTAAATATTCTTCATCTTCTCTGACCTCATTAACTTTATCATCTATAATCTCATCTAGATATTCGTCTTGTCCTTTAGAATACAACCATTCTTCAAAGTCTTCCCATACTTGGTCTGGTAAGTCACCGTATTCGTATTCGATATCACTGACACTCATGTTGTCTACATCGTCACTGGCACTTCTGCTATCTACACTATAGAAAAATGTTTCTGCTTCAAAGCCACATTTTACTGGAGCGTCTAAGGCCTGTGTTGCTATATTTTTTCTATTAAAGTTTATCTCGAATAGTTTAGGATCTGCTTCTTTTAGTCTTTTTCTAGAAAGTTTTTTGATCCTGCCTTTAAGATCTTTTATTTTTAATTTTCTATTATTTTTTCTTGCTAACTTTCCTAACTTTCCTTCTTCTACTTCACCATCAATAAAAACTTCTTGGTCAGGTTCTACAAGTTGATACTCACCTTTAGGATCTTGGATTACAACTTTATCTGGTTGTGGCTTATCTCCAATTTTACTTACTACTTTCCCAGCAACTACGCCTTTATTATCTTTGTATTCTGTATCTACTTCTAATTCACTGGCTTTTGTTGTAATTGGTTTCGGAGTTTGTTGTGCTTTTGCTGGTCCATCTAATGAAGGAGAAAAGTTTTTTCTTGTTGCTAAAGGTCTTTTAGCATTTTGCTTTGCAATGGAGCCGTGTTTTTGGTCTCCTACCGGAGTGGCATATTCTTTTAAAAGGTGCTCTATTGTTTTAACATCTTTAAACTTCATTATCTACGTCTCTTGTTCATCATACGCAATCTACGACTATTAGGATTAAACTTTTTAGTCCTTTGAGCCCTTCTTATCATTCGTTTCCCAAGTCTTGCTTTAGTTTTCTTTAATGTAAGTCTCTTTTTAAAATCTATAGGAGCACTACATTGACTCACATTTGAGACTACACGTCCTTTACGTCTGCCACTTGTACATCTGACAGCACGTTTTACGACGTTACCCATTTTACGCCATACCATTCTGCCTTCTGTAACTGTTACATCAGTAAATTCTTCTAATCTCATTTTACCATTTCCTACATGACCAATATCTTGCTTTGGTCTTTGGTCCGGGATTATCGCAATTATGTCTTGCTCTGAAACTCTTTCTTGCTTTAGGATTACCTTTCCTAATACGCATTGTTTTTCCTTTAACACTAGAACCGCCATGTCCAAAGTTTACTTTTTTAACGTTTCCTGTTTTTGGATCTTTAACATATACTTTAAATTTTTTAACATCACCTTGCATAGGTTTGTTTAATTTAACTTTACGTCCACGATATTCTGCTTCAAACATATCGTTTTCGTCTATACTATATCCAAGATAACCGAATTCCTCGTGAAAGTCTTCTGCATCATCTAATGTTATTTCTTCTACTATATCTAAATATCTCATAATATCTTCATTAATAATCCTACGACTGTTGTCATCAGTGTAGTAAATGTTAATCCAACAATAGCAATTATCCAACTCTCAAGTTTGTTTAATCTGTCTTTTGTCACTTCTTTAAATTCTTTTAATTCTGCTGTAATGCTTTCAATACGAAGCATGTCTGCGATTATATGTGCTTCTATATTGCCACTTTCGACATATGGCTTTGGCATTATTTCCGGTTCATTTTTTTTAGGCATTGTTTACTCTATAATAAATCTTGTTTAGTAAATTCCATATTAACTGAATTTTTAGTATCTATTGTACCACCGTTCAGTACTATTCCATGTAACTCATCTGTCAATGTTTGTATAGTATGTACATCTGTTCTTTCAAAAGCAAATTTAAAAATCCAACCTGCTCCAGTTATACTTGGTGCTCCATAGTTTTCTATAACATTTGCACCTACTCCGTTAAGTGCAACTGGCTCATTCATTACTACTGGCTGAGCTCTTAATCCGATTACTTGTACAATACTTTCAAAATCTTTTTGACTGTCGTTGCCGTAATCACCTGTTCTTGTTATGTCTATTGTAGTGAACAATGTATAAAATTCTATATTACCTGAAAGTGTTTCACTACTTCCCATTGCTCCACTTCTATTTCCTGCAACCATCATGTGTCTCCTGTATTACACTATTTATCAGTATTGCCTTTCCTTTGGTCAAAAAAAATCCCCAACTAGTGAGGATTTTTATAAGTTTGTTTAACTTAGAATGAGACGTCTGCAATAACGTGTCCTGCTAGGTCACCGTTTGCTAGGTTGTCACCACCTTCTAGAATCATTTTAACTGCCGCACCACTTACTGCGCCAACTTTTAATACTGAAAGGTTTAAGTTTTGAACTGAGCTAACTAATGCTGTTAATTGAGTTGCTGAAATATTTCCTGATTGTTGAGTAAAACTCTTAAGGAATACATCTTTACCAATAAATTCACCAGCCGCCGCCGCTCTTCTATCTGCTTGTGCCATTGTTATTCTCCTAATATTAGTGTACAATAGTATTGTACGTTACTTTTATTTATCAGAAAAGTCATAAAAAAAGGCAGTATAAACTGCCTTCTTTTGTGTTAAAAACTAATTCTTAACTAAAAACACATACTAAAGTTGCGCCTGTTAAAGATGGTGTTGCTCCTGCACCTTGTAGTGCAATATGACATCCGTCACTTGCTACGTCATCTTCAATCGCTACAACTGTAAAGCCTTCTGCTTGTGCTTCTGCTGTTACGTCTGCAACTGATTTAACTGATACGTCAGTAACTGCCATAATGTGAGTTGTTCCTACTAGTCCGTTTGCCGCTCTAACTGCCGCGTTTGGGTTTGCTTGTGCCATTGTAATTCTCCTAAATGTATTTTAGAGCAAATTGCTCCGTTACATTTATTTATCTAAATTGGATGTTTTTTGTGTATTAAATTAGAGTTTTTTATCTAAATTCTTTTTACTTGCGGCTAATTTAAAATTACTTGGTTTGTTATATGTTGCTTTAGTACCACCTATTTGTGCCAGTTTTTTTCCTAAATCATAACTTGTTGTTGCGGCTCTAGAAACAGTTGATGTATCAACTTTTGGTAAGTCACTTAATCCTAGTCTATCCTGTATATCACTACCACCTTTAAAAGCATTTTGGTTACCCATTTGTGCCCCTTGTTTTCTTTTTGCTTTAGGTTCTTCAGCACTAATTTTATCGCTATCTTTCTTTGCTTTCTGTGCCTGTTGCTTCTGTACCTCTCGTTGATACTCGGCATTGCCCAAATCAATTGCAGAACCCCAATCTGTTTTACCATCTATTTGATTTACAGGTTCTTGTCCGGCTTTCATAATATGTCTTAAGAGAAGACTATTCCCTGCATATTTTTGAGTTACATCTCCCCATGTAAGTTCTTCTTTTAATATTATGTTTTCAATTTTCATTTTTGTCGTTGCCTTCCACTAGCCCAATAACCTGCTATTGCGCCTATTCCAGTTCCTGCTTTCTTATATTTATCAACATCTTTACCTAATTTTTGTGCAATCTTCTTACCAGCATATCTACCTGCTACTGCACCTGCGGCCGCACCTGCAACTCGCTTTGCTGTACTAGGCTGTTTTTTATACTTATCTGACATTCTATAACTTTTATATCTTGTCATAGTTGATAAAGGACTAATCATTTCACTTCCTCTACCTATTCTTCTAAACTCTTGTATCATCTGAGTAACTACTAATTGTTTAGAACGATATTTTAAATTTTTCCAATCTGTAACAAACCTACGAAATTGTTTATATTTTGCATTACTAATTTTTAATTGCTTTTCTAGTCGCATAAAATATACAACACTATCGTTAGAGTTTTCTCTGCCTTGTCCTAATTTAGTAAAAAAGTTCCAATGATGTCTATCATTAAACTTGCAACTTTTGAGGAACCTTTTACTTTCTATAGAACTTTTTAATTTTATATTTCTATTATCAGGATCACTTACTTGATATGCTAATAAGTATAGATCAGTTGCATGGCTTCTAAAAAAATTATACTTCCCATATTGTGCCGTTTGTTTTGCATACGACCTAGCAAATGCTTCTTGCTTTTCGTCTTTTGCCATCATAAAGGTTGCTAATGATGTCAAATAAAGTAAGTCTGCAATTTCCCTTCCGTTATATATTTCAAAGTTTCTAGTAGTTCTATATAGTCTTGCTTCTGATATTTCGTTATCTATAAGTTGTAATTCCATTTCTCCCTCACCTACATAGGCTTGTATTGTTTTAATACCTTGTTTTTTTAATGCTTGATGTCTATGATTGCCATCAATAATGGCGCCATCTTTATGAACTACAATAATAGGAGAATTACTTAAATCGCTCTTAAACATTTTATCTATATTATTTTGATTTCCTTGCCAACCATCTGCTGGTGATACAGAGTCTATAGGAATAGTTTTTAATTTAAAAACTTTATTTTTACCTACCCAATTATACCAATCACTGTGAAAATTATTTCCTGTACCAGTTTTATCCATATCCTTTTTTAACTTTGAGAACATTTGATCTATTGTCATAGTATTCATTATGCCCCAGGCCTCCCTGTACCAAAATTTAATCTACTAAACTCTAGTCTATCTACTAATTTTAATGCATTACCATTTCTATCTACAGCAACAAAGCCTTCTTCGCCTGTTACTTCATAACCTTTTTCTGTTTCTTTAAATGTAGGTAATTGTCTAATAGTTTCTAATTTTTTAATAATATTTACTTTAGAAGTAATAAGTTTTAAATAAAGATCATAAACACTAACAATACTTTTTAAATTTTGTCTTATAAATTTAACACCTTCTACTTTTTTTGCATCTGTTTCTTCTTTTTTAGCATCTGTTTTATACTTCTCAATTTTCTTATCCATAAATCCAATATACTTTTGTATAAACCCTTGTGCAAATTTAGTGGGCTCGTCAAATGCGCCTGCTCTAATATTATTATTTACATGAGCCTTTAATTGTTGTAAGAAATCTTTACCTATTATGTCGTTACCACTTTCTAACCATTTGAAAGTTTCAGGTTTAATAGTTTTTAAATAATTATCGGCTTCACTAATAGATTTCATTATTAAAGTGCTTTCTTGTTTTGTTAATGTAACTGTACCACTTAAATCTTTTATTAAAGCATCTCTATGCCAAACGTTATTACTGTCACCTAGTACATTACTATCAAAACCAAATTTAGCAGTGGTATCGGCTAATGTAGGCCCTCCTACATACTCTGTATGCCATACTATACCAATTTCTGCACTAGATATTTCTTTTGCTAAATCGTTATCTGTAGGTATAGCATACACGATAGTATTAGGTTTAAATACTATACAAACATCATCATCTATTGTTACTGTTTGTAAATCGCTCTTGGAAAACAACATATCGCCTTGTGCTACTGTATTCCAATTTAATCCTTTTAAATATTTTAATGCAAGTTTAAGTTTGTCTTGTAATCCTTCTGCTGGATGATTCTCTTCTATGTCTTTATCTGTAAAATTAATTTTAGGCTTTTGTGCAAATACACCTTTAGTACCTACAAAAAATTTACCTGTTTCAGGATCTTTACCACATATGATTGCTGGTGCTCCGTCCCATTTTGTAGTCATACTAACCGGACTATCTGAATTACCTTCAAGCATTTCATGTAAACTGTAAAGATAAGCAACTGCCTCTTTGGCACCCTCAAATCCTTTATTAAATATATGATCTTCTAAATGCTCTAAGTGAGTGTTTTTATTTTCTGCTTCTAATAAAATACCTGTGATTAAAGGTTTAGAAATATCTAGAAACTTCATGACTATGTGTTCTTTTGATGATAAACAGCATAAAGTCTAGCATGAAATAATTGTCCGGGTGTTAAAGGTTTATTATTAATACTAATATTTTCTCCTTTATTTAATTGTTCTAGATCTTCTGATGTTAAATTATCTATTATAGATTTATATACATTTGGAAATACTGTATGTATTTTTCCTGAGTCAACATCTCTCCAATTCAATTGGCCGTTTGCTCTTTTTTCCCATTTAAATTTTTTATTTGGATATGAGTCGTGTTTAACTTGTGCTCCTGGTTCAATATCAGGATTTTTGTTTTTAGAATTATTAAAATTGTTGTCAAGTTCTGTTTGATTATCAGTATCATCAACATTAAAAAGTTCTTCTTGCTCTTTGTCAGAAGTACCGCTTTGGCCTGTTGGTCCATCATTTTTACCCTTTTCAGTATTACTGCTTTGAATCTGTTTAATTAACTCGTCTTCATTCCCAGCAGAACCACTAAAAGGAAACATCTTAGTTATTAATTTTGTTGCAGGACTTCGTGCATACTTCCCTATTAATTCTCCTGCGGCACCACCAATTACACCACCAGTATTTCTTGCTTTATCTTTACTTGAAACACCTAGGTTAGCGGGGAAGAAGTCGTCCGGAAGATTAAACTTTTTCTGTATATAGTTCATAATTTTTGTTGTTGCAGGAGGATCTAATTTAGTTATCCCGTCACTTTTAAATCCTTGAGTACCCATTAAAATTTCATGAGCTTCTGACTGTCTATCTACAGGTTTACCAGTTTTCGTATTAAACCATGTTTTTGTAGAATCCTGAAATATAAATTTTGAACCCCCTAATTCTACTTCTTTTTTATCAGCAATAGGTTTAGGATCTATAGCATCTCCTGTATCGGGTCCAGCATCGCCGGCACCATCTATCTTACCGATAGCGGCCTGTGTGACTGCTCTCCAGGTACTACCATATATTGTTTTAATAGGTTTACCATTTTTTCCCTTAAGAATATTTCCTTTTAAGTCTTTAGCAATTTCAGGTTTCAAATATTTTTTAGAATTATTTTTCTTATCAATTGCGTACCAGTTTTTCTGAATTCTATCCCATGTATAATCTTGTTGACCTACATCAACCACAAACCCATTAGGAATTTTACTCATTTCAAGTTCCCAATCTAGTCCGCTTATGTCTTCTGAAAGTATTTGTTTAATTAGCATCTTTTTCTCTTTGGGATTCCTTAATTACCTTTGTAATACCCCTGGAGAATTTTTTGCCATCTCGACCTTTAATGCTGTTTACTAGTCTATTTGTTAAATCTTTTGCTGTTGCTGGATCATAATAGCGATCTATTTGCTCTAATAAACTTATAGCACTGGCAATGACGTGTTCACCTCTATTAGAAACAACATGATTTCTATCACGGTCAACTGAAATTTGATTTAGTTCTTCTAATATACTGCGAGTTTTCTTCACATCATCTCCAAAAAATATGTATAATGCTATTTATCATTTATATGTCGTTCTTCTTTAGGAACTCTCGCATGTTCATCGCCTGTGATACAGTATCCTGTGCTGAAGGTTCGTCTGCTTTAATACTGTTGCCCCTTTTAAGTTGCTCAACTAAATTTCCAGTTGTTACAGTCATTGCATCTTCATCGCCTTCTTCTAAATCAACGATTCTTAATGTATCTGGATCGAATTTTAAGTCTACTTTAGTACCTACACCACTACTAGATCTTGTTTTCATAAACTGTATTTGATATCTACCTTTTTCTCGCATAGCATTACTTGTAAAAATACCCACAACATTATCTGCTGTTTGTATTTTACTAATACCACCTGCTATGTGATGATGATCAAATTCTATTTCTTCCACCGCACCTCTATTCAACTGCGAAGCAGTTACAAATAATAAGTCTCTTTCAACTGCTAAGTTACGCAACTCTTCAGATACATATTTGTCTTTAATAAACAAATCACTGCCACTAACTTTTGCACTAATAGGCATCATCAAATCTAAATAATCTACCAGTAAGCAATCAACTTTCTCACCACATTGTATTTCATATTCTCGTAGGAATACTCTTATGTCATTTGCAGTAACACCGTTAGGCATTTGTTTTACTCTTAATCTTCCAGCACCTTTGGATTTCATACGGACTTTTAAGTCTACATCATCCATATTCTTCATAACTTCTTTTGTACCATAGCCAGATACCATACTGTCTAACCTCATACTTATAAGTTGCTCACTGAGCTCCAAACTAATATAAACAGTATTCATTCCTGCTAATGCCCAATTTACTGCAAAGTTTTGTAAAAATAAACTTTTACCTGCACCAGAACCACCAGCAAAGATTGTCATCTCACCTCTGTTCATGCCACCATATAGTTTATGATCTATACCCTTCCAGCCTGTGCTGATTGCACCAGATTGATCTTTTATCCATTGCAGTCTTTCTTTAGGATTTTCAAAGTAGTCTAAACCTAAATCTTTTACTAGTCCCACTTGACTTGCATCTTTAATTTTATTTTCCACAGTACCATAGTCTTGATTTTCTAACAAGTCAGTACTTTCTATAATTGCTTTTTCTAATGCCTTATGTCTACAAAATGTTTCAAACTCTTTTAGGAACCAGTCATGATGATCAGGTGTAACATTTGGAATAATATCTATTTGTACTCCGGATGCCGCACTTACCTGTTCTGGTGTTGGAATACTATTAAAATCCGTTGAATGACTTATAAATAAGTTTACTGCCTTTCTATATTTTAAATTAAAATACTCTGGCTTAACTATGTTTTGACATCTTGCAAATAAATCAGGATCACTTATTAAAAACTTTAAAAACAGTTCTTGTGTTTCTTCATTATAGTTTGTTAAATCACTCATATCTTTTCTCTATCTCACTTATTATATATCTAGAAAATTGCTCATGTCCTTCTTTATTTGGATGACCATCGTCATATGTATTTTCTATATCTACAACATGACTCATTGGTTTTACTATGTTAAAGGAATGCTCTATTACTTCTGTTGGTAAACATCTATTACTCATCCCTGTAATAATATATTTAATATTTTTGGCATGTAAATATTGTAACATGCTATTAACCATGTAAAATGTTTCTGCCTTTACTTGCTCTTCTGTTCTTGTTAATAAATTAAATTTTCTAAATCCTTCCCATCTTGCTCTTATTAATTTTTGATCTATATTTTTACGTTTATAACTTTCATCATCAAAATGTAAATAGTCTCCCTGTTGGCCTAACCACAAATCATTTATACTATCGTAAAACTCATCTCTATATGGATCTGTTAATTGTAAAACTACCAAGTCAACATTATTATTTTCTAAATACTTTTTAGTTCTTCTAAATATTCTTTTATTACTTCCAGCAATCCAACTTTCATTAATTACATCATAGGGTAAAAGATCAGGCCATGCAAATTTATTATCAGCAGTATTGCCATAACTAAAACTACAACCATTTACATAAACTTTCATTTAATGCCCATGTCCAAAGTTTACACCTAAAAACCAACCTAATGCAATAAACAATGGTCCTAAAATTAATAAATCTACAGCCCAATGTAATGCTATGGATAAAGTAACTATTTCTTTCCAATGTAATTTACATACATTTTTCCAGTGATCTAACTTTTCTCTCATATCATTTTTGCCTTAACTTTAATTTTCAGTTCATTGTTAGTTGCATGTCTTATAATACTACTAACAGTAGCCATTCTGCCATAACGTTGTACAGCATCTGCGGCGTCTTTACAATCCACATGCCAAGGTGGGAAACTTACTTCCCACCCTAGTTCAGCGGCCTGCATAATTAAATCTATACCTGCTTCGTCTCTGTCAGGGCAAACAATAATTCTTTTACCCAATTTTTCTATTAGGTGTGCTTGTTCAGGACCAACACTATTACCTTGTATTGCTATTCCATCAATCATTATAGCATCAAAGACACCTTCTGTCACTATAACAATTTCTCTTTTACTATCTGCAAACCTATCTATATTAAAAACATATCCAGGTTGCATTTTATGTAAGTACTTAGGTGTTGTTTTATTAGGTGGATTTATATGCCTAGCAGTCCAACCAACTAATTCTCCGTTATAAGAAAAGGGAACCACCAATCTTTGTTTATATAATGATTCCTCAAAATATAACAATGGATATAGACCAATAAGTCCCCTTTCTATTGCGTACTGCCTTACCGGATGTTCCTCAGGCAAATCATCTACTGCTATTGCAGTTTCAGGTAAATCTTCATTCTTAAACTTCGCTAAATTATATACATAATCGGTAGTGTCTTCAGTTTCTAAATCTTCTGCATATTTTAATAAGTCAACAGTAACAGCATGTATATCTGTTTGATCAGCACCTAATTTTGTTGCTAAGTCTTTGTATTTTTTACCTAATGTAGGATTAGGTTCCCAACCTGTAGTAAACCCACAGTTAAAACAATTATAGGATATTTTTGCACCAGTTGTAATAAGACCACCACGTTTCCTTTTATCAGTACACATTGGACAATCCATTGTATTCCAACCACTAGGAGTTTTACTTGTCCTTATAGGCAAGTTATCCAAAAGGAGGCGGTGCACCTTTTCAACTAAGAAGTCTATATCCATGCATTAATTATACATGATATATGCTGAAAAGTCAACTAGTTTCTAATTAGTACTTTACTTATAGAACCTGCTGTAGGGACATGTTTTATTCTAATCCAATTAGCATTAACTTTAAAAGTTTTATGTGTTAATACTGAAGAAGTTGTTAAAGAAAAATCTGAGATGTCAAACCAGTCTAAACTTGCTTCGTCACTGTTAGGAGAATTTTCTAAACAACTGCCTTGTATTGTGATAGTACCTGAATAGCCACTTGGATAGATTGCTAAACTGTGTAAAGAGTGATTAAAGTTTCTATCAACATTTCCCTTTACTGCACTTGAAGTATAAATATCCTCACCGGATTGTAAGAAGGTTTCTATTGTTTGCGTTTTTACAGGTTCTCTACCTATCTGATCTGATATCTCAATTTGGAATTTAAGTCCATTGTTTTGATCTGTAAATACCGGAGCATCAGAGCCGTCTTCTTTCTGCATTACAATATAAATTGTATATAATCCTGCGTCTATATTTACAAGATCACCATCATTTAAACTAAGTTTTATTTGCCCTACTTTAGTAGTTTCTTCTAATAATTTAGATAAAACTCTTCTTTTAGAAGTAGGGTTTACGAGGTTTGCACTAAAAGACTTACCAAATACATTTTGTTTCTTTCTATCTCTATCAGTAATATTAAATAATAATTCGTTAGTCATTCCTTTATGTGCTATTAATTTTCTGTTATTCATAGGCCTGTTATCCACATATACGCCATAGGAATCTAATACTATATCAATAATATTATCATATAAATACATTTTTTGATTTCCTTGGCTCATAAATTTACTCTTTCTATTGTACTATTTATCAATACCTTACATAAATAACATTGTGGAGAAAAAAGATCTAATAGATTCAACAAAAGAAAAATATCCCTTTCTTACTGGCATATTGTATGGAGGTAAAGAATATGTTGGTATAGTAGTCAATCATGATAATAGTATCTTAACATTTTACGATATTGAGAAGATACCTACAATAGAAGATAAAAGAATATTCTTACAAATGGGAGAGACATGGTGGTGGGAATCTAATCGTATGCTACCTATAGATGTATTTTTAAATATAGAAATGAGAATGTTTCAACCTTGCTTAAAAACTTTTATAATGAAAGATGTTGAAATATTATTTGGTCCTGTAACCACATTACAAAATTTATTAAAGAAACGTATAAAAAGACGTGGAATCCAATTAGTTAAAAAGACAGATTAACTATTCACAAATACTATTAAGTTGTACCATTATTGCTAGAGCATAACCATAACTATGACTCTTCTTAAAGAAGTAAGTCCCATCATTTGGTTTTACCCAAACATTATCCTCTATCTCCTTCCAACTCTTTCCTACCAAGTGACGTTTACCAGGCCTTATAATTGCCAATATCATTGCTAATTGTTCTATATTAGTAGGAGTATGTTGCTTAACAATATCCCAATGGTTACTTATGTGGAACAACTGCTCAACAACTTCTTTATGTTGTAGAAGTTCCCACATGGGTTCTGTATTTACTAACTTGTTTAAATGTGCTTCATCTTTAATATCGTTGTATACACTAGCATTTAAAAAATCTACTTTAAACCAACCCTCATCTTCTGCTTGTTTGTGATCTATTGTACTGTATCCTTGTAAAGGAAACTTAGGAATATTTTGAAAGTAGACGCCAGTATTGTGCTTAGTAAACTTACCATCCTTTTCAATACTTGCAGGAGTATGGTTAATTAACTTTAAAAAGTCATCTCTGTTAGCCATATCTATATCTACATCAAAATCAATCTTCATTAAACAACGAACTCCACTTCATTAATTTTTGTTCTTTTAAAAACATTCTGTCCTTTATTTGTTCCTCTGTAACAAATCCATCTCTTTTTAATAATTCAATCATACACATTAAATCACCAACTTCATCTTGTAAATTTTTTAAATCATTAGGACATTCATCATCTTCAAACCGTATTAGTTTACTACATGCCTGTACCAATTCACCGCATTCTTCCATTGTTATTGTAAGTAATTCTTGTTTCTTATTCATTTTTTTGTTGCCATTCTTTTTATATGGTTGTGTATTACCCAATTACAACTTATGCTATACCTAAAACTATTACCTAGCACCGGTGCAGTATAATGTAAAGTAGATGAAGGAAATATTAATAAGTCACCTTCTTCAGGTTCTAAATCAACACAGTATCTTCCAAATCCATTAGTATTTACTTCCTGTCCATATTGAAAATTTATTTGTCCTTTTTGTTTATGATTAGTTGTAGAATTAACTTTATAATATTCTACATTAGTATCTAATTCAATCCTAGGATATAAAACTGTAACAATGTCTGCACTAGTTATGTGACTATGGATTGGATTATATTCCATTGCTATTTGTTTATTGTACCATGCAGATCTTAAATTACATATTGAATCAAAATTATTTTCTTTTAATATTTTTCCATATATTCCTGAATCTACAGTTTTTATATATTCATCTACATACTGAGAAATCGTATTAGAAACTTCTGAACCTTTTAATCTTTCAAGTATATGTACTTCTTCTTTTATATATCCAACTAAAGTATCTGTTGCATCTCTATGGGAGTTAATACAAATTTGATATAGTTCATTTGTTTCTTCTTTTGATAATTTTACCTTTGCTATCCTAGGTCCAAAAGATTCCAATAATTCAAATTTATTCATATCCCTGCTACCTCACATGATTGTTTTACTTCTGCAACTTCTTCCTTATTACCAGCAAACTGCTTCATCCAAAAGGTTGCATCTATTATATCTGCAATCATCTTGACCTGCTCATCATTAAATCTTACAAGTAATTCGTCTCCTGTTTGACACAAATATAATACCCAAGGACTTATTTTTGCACTTCTAATATCATGTACTGCTCTTGCAGGGGAGACTAATTTAAAATAATCCTGCCAAACGTTTTTACTCTCGTCACTCCATTTGGACAAATACATAATTGTTCGTTCTAAGGCCTTCATACCGGGTTCCTTTTTTACATAATGTAACATATACTCATCATATAAACTATCTTTGCACCAGTCAGCAAGTTTCTTACCATTTTTAATAAGCCATTCTGCAAACTGCTCTGGATTTAAATATTCATTTGTGACACAACTTCTACCAAATTTTACAAAACCCTCATAGTACTGACTTTTAACAAAGTCTTCATATGACTTTGGTTTAGTTGCTGTGGTATTAATCTCATAAAACATTTGAAATACTCTATAACCTAATCTAGTATGTGTTAGATCTTTGTCTGCCATACGTCTTTTCTTGACGCACATATGAACACTAAGAGTACGTTCGCTTTTAAATGATTTGCCACACCATTTACATGTAAAATTATTTTCCAAAGATCTCCTTAATTGTTTTGTCATCATAACCATGCTGTTTTGCTAAAGTTTTTAAATCTTCTTTTGTATTAAGATCAATAAAATTATTAATATCCTCACTTTTCATATGAGGGAA